CCCCGTGTGGGGTTCCCTGAATCCTAGAGGAATTTTATGTTCTCTATCACAATCAGAATCTCATTAGATGGGCCTCGGTATAGGGCTACTGGTTCAGCTATATCACTGCCACGCATCATGCGCGGTTGGAATATAGTCTACAAGCAGTATCCTAGTATTACCGGTGATATCCGTCTAAAGGATATCTTACATGGCACAAAATAAAGTGATTCGTTATTACAGTAAGGACTTAACTATCGTACTGCATTTCGAGCGGTTGCAAAGCAACGTCGATATGTCAGATATGGTAGGTCATGAATTACTTAATCAGCTTGCAAACAATAAGCACATCAAAGATGTTCTTCGTGTTACAGGCTATAAAGTAAATCAGAAAGTCACTACTGCAGATTGGGATGAAAAGAATAAATCATTCCAACCCCCCAATATCGGCGGTTTAGTCCGCAAGATAATCCAATGATCACTAAGAACCGTAATGCTAACAATCCTATAATTAGGACTGAAGACATTTACGATAAGTGGGACCAGCAGTGGTATCGGGTGAACATTAATCGATTTACACAATCGGTTAGTGAGCACATCGAGTATGCTGATGGACCTAAATATGTGGACTTCCATTCCAATTGGAAACGGTGTTCACATATTAAGTCTAATGTTCTTAGTGGAACAGCTGCTTCACTGCAGGTGCTTGATTCACGTACCGGCTACCGTAATTCGACTGAGCAATTCAGTCCTATTAACGATAGTAAGGTGTTAAAACCTGAAAATATTTCAGGCGTGAACAATCATGTCACTAATACTGCAGTTGCTCTATTACAAGACAAGTTCGACCTTAATTGCAAAGATAGGGTCATGGGCTATTCATATGCTCTTGACCTGATACCTTTGTTAGGGCCGTTCTTGAAAGCCTCCAGTGTGTTAAATCGCATTGGGAAGTGGGCTGCTAAACGAGGCAGAGCTTATCGGAAACGACCATTCACAATGGTAGTTACCGATGCGATGCACGCCGATCTAATCAATCGGTTCGTCATACAGACTACTATCGCAGACACGCGTCAAATACTAACCGTATATGAACGCTGTCAACGCGCTTGGGAACAAGCGCACATGCGAAATCAAGGTTGGACTACTCTAACCGCGCAAGCGACTACGAGTAAAATAACTGAAACTGGCAAATCAGGTTATAAGCCTGTTTGGTCAAGTTTTAGTTGGCCCTACCTTGAATGGGGCTTTAATCGCGAAGTCGGCATCACCTCGAAGGTGTTCGCCGTTTTAAGGTTAGAGTATGATATCGCCAAAGCTGATCCAGTAAGATGGATCGCCCAGGCATTAGGTATCACGACTCCCCTTGAATCTGTCTGGGATAAGATCCCCTTCAGTTTCGTTTGCGATTACTTTTTTAGAGTTGGCGATCTTATTGAGCGTGTATCCCATCTAGACTCGTCGCAAGACGGTCTACGCGGGAAAGTATGCGATATAGCTCAAGTTTGGGCTACATCACGGGCTTTTGACCAGTATATCACTATCGAAAATAGCGGTACACTTCGTCCTTACCCAGCATACATGATAATAGAGCGACAAAAGTTCGGCGTTTGCCGATACCAGTCGTCGCGCTTTTATCGCAACTCAATAGATATGTCCGACAGCTCGGGATTCTGGGACAAAGGAGGTTTTTGGAACCCTCGTTTGTCTTCTACAAGGAAACGGACTCTCCTCGAAATGGCTCTATTACGTGCCATGTGAGTTCAAATCTATTAACCTTATAAAAGAGGTCTTTATGTCCTTGGTATTATATGCCGCTGGCTCTAACGCTAATCACTCGTACGTCGTTCGATCAACAGGTGTTGAGAAGATAGAAATGGTGGAAACTACCGTTGGTAGTCTTTCCGATCCGTTACTATTAACTCAATCACTTTCGTTGAAAGGACCTAACGCACAGGGTAATCAGCGATATTCCGTCAGCATCCGCAGGAACGTTACAGATCCTGCAACAAAGCTTCCCTATACTGGTTCGGTCGCTACGACGGTTTCTATACCGAAGAACGGCACGTTCACCACAGGGATGGTCAAAGACTTATGCTCAGAAATGGCATCAGTCCTTGGCGCATGTAAAGCGTACGGAGCCTCGGGCACTGTAGTAACGGGTTGTACCGATACTACCAGTTTCCCTGAGTCCATCGCCAACATGCTCTTTGTTGGACAATAGTCCGGAAAACGCAAGGGACGTGTATCCCTTAGGATTGTAAAACCTTTATGGAGTTACAACCATGAAGCAATACAATTTAGAGCAGGAGACCTTAATTTTTAAGGCCCTGCGAAAGTGTATCACCGCGGATCTCATCCGCAACGGTATCCCTTCTGCATTAGCAGGGTTCGTAGTTAAATACTACGACCCAGCCAATGAGGATTATCTGCTACGAGTTGACGCATGGCAGTCTTTGCTATGCCTAAACTATGTAACAGCGGAGCATTTACGCTATATTCCACCTCAGTACATCGAGTACGGAGTAGTGGCGCGTAAATACGGTAACCTTATACTTGTTGCAACACCAATTATGGTAGAGCAACTCCATGCCGTAATACGGCTGGTTTACAAGTACAAAGGTACACCGCGCAGAGACACGGATTGGGAGACGGTTAAAGACCGTTTCCGCCGACCGGGCGCAATTACGCTCGATACTACGGAAATCGAGGGTGTAAGGCGAGTACTTAGTGTACTACGCCCTCCTTCTTCGTGGTCGGAATTGCCACCCGGGAAATTCGGGCCTGGAACTACGAGTGAGCGAGCAAGTATACGTGATCGGTGGAGCTGGAAGATATCTCTTCCATATTCCGTACCGTTCACTGTATATAGCTTGCGGCTCTTGGACACCAAATTTGGTAAGACTTTCGAACGAGCCCCTCTTATTCACCGATATGGTGTAACAAGAGTAGGCGAAGTCCCAAAGTCTATCAAAACCAACAGATTCGTATCAAGCGAACCTGCTGGGAACATGTACTCACAAATGAGCGTTGGGGCAGCGCTAACAGCGGAGATGCGTAAGCATTTCCGACGTTACACTAACCTCATCGATCAGGCGGAGCATAACGCGCTTATGTTTAGTAGACTTAAGCGCTATACACGTTCTGGTGTGCCATACTACGTCAACTACGCCACTATTGATTTAAGTGACGCAAGTGACCATGTTTCTCGTAGACTTGTCAGCCTTCTTCTCCCTCAGTGGAAAGAATTCCTCTTCGGAGTTCGATCTACTTTTGCTCGTTTCCCCGACGGTGAGTTGGTTCCTTTACGGACCTTCGCACCTATGGGAAGTGGAGTCTGCTTTCCGGTCCTGAACGCAATAGTATTGGGCTTAGCCCTTTACGCTTGCGAGAAGGATCCTTGTCATATATGGGGTGACGATGCTATCGTTCCCTCAGACAAGGCGTTGTACTTTAAGAGTCTCCTTAAACGGAGCGGTCTTGTAGTCAACGAAGGAAAATCTTGTTGCAGCGGTTGTTACCGTGAATCGTGCGGAGTTGAATTATTCAACTCAATACGCACACTAAATGAAGAGAAATGGTATCCATTGGATATCACGCCCCTTTATATCAAGGTACACCCGTCCAAAGTAGATTCAGCAACCTTAGAACAATGGTTCCAGAAATTGGACCAGAAGAACTGGGTCGCTACACGGAATGCTATTGCCGATATGGCGCGTCATGCGCTACCGACAAAGCAACGCTGGAATCAAGATTACCAGCGATGGGAAGTGAGGATCGTGAAATCTAAGCCGATTATACGCCTTAGTGCTCTCGATGGCTTGTACGGGCTCGTGCGTTGGTTCGGGATTAGGACCCAACAGGATCCTAATCTTCCCAACGCCGATATACATACACCTAGCCGGGAAACTCGCATGGTTCGCCAATGGCAAGCCATGGCGGATTTTCCGCTCCTTTCACACTGGTTTGTTACCAATACTACGGGAGTTAAAAACTGCTAGTATAAACCACACGTCTTGATGGACGTTAACCTCGTTCCTGCACGTTAGCAGGTGGGGGTTTACTGGCCCGAAAGGGTCAGTAGGCACTATGGGTGGGGCTGCCTTATGCGCCACCCTGGAAACAGGGTTTGCGCAGGGCTAGATCCTCAC